CCACAGCTACTGATACTGTGTCTTATCAAGGTAACTTTGAGATCGAGTCTCAACAGCAGAAACCCCTTTCAACTAAAGTTAAGGAGCTTGCTTCTGCTATGCTCGATGCTTCTGGCGTTCCTTTGATAGGATCTTACATTCAGCCTGTGGCGTGGGCCACCGCCCTTACTGGACATGTGATGTCTGTTTTTGGGTTTTCACGCCCTTTGATTACACAGACACCAAGTGTTTACTTGCGCCGTGGGGTAGCGAAGCTTAACGCTTCTGATGGTACTGAGTACGCAGAAGCTATGGCTAATACTGCTACAACTGGTGTTAAGGTTACCGATCAGATTGGTCTTACTGGTGCCGATGAGATGTCTTTCGCATATTTGTGTGGAATTCGTTCTCAACTTTTCCGTTTTACTTACGGGATTGCTACAGCATCTGGGACCAAGCTTTTGACGTTTCCTTTGGATCCAATGTCAATGCAAGCAACTTCTATAGCTAGTTCCACTGGTTCTCCCTCGCTTACCAACCATATTATGCATCCCATGGCATATTTGGCTAACATTCACGCTTTTTACCGTGGGTCTATTGAGGTGTCGCTTGAGATATCCAAAACCATTTTCCATTCTGGGCGTATTCTGGTCGTTTTCGAACCAGTAAATCCCGAGTGGGATAATTCATCTTTGGTGGCCCCATCTCGTGTCACAACGATAGAGGACGCCATCAATTGCCACAAGGATATCGTTGACATACGTAGCGGTAACAATTTCGCTTTTAAGTTTCCTTATACAGCGACCCTTCCGTACCTTAAAACAGGTCAGCCTTACGGGTATGTACATTTATTCGTTCTTAACAATCTTGTTAGGAATGATACGAATGTTTCCGATTTGGTTGATGTTGGAGTACGGGTCAGGGGCTGTGAGGACATGGAGTTCCAGTGTGCTACAGATCCGGTTTATTGGCCAATGTTAGTTTCTACCTCAGATACGACGGCCGATCCCATTACAAGGGCAACATTGCCTGTTGTTTATGAGTCAGGACTTGAGGTTAAAGACGATATCATCATTGCCAAGCCTATTGGTTCTGCCATGACGCCCGC